CACTACAACTTCTGCTACCTTACACATCAAATCATGACAGTCTATGGACACAAGCTTACGTTGTCCTTTAGACATAGCATCACGGAATATATTAATAGTAAACTCAAACAACTCTTCAAGAGGAGCAGGACCACTAGCACGACCACCAAATGTTTTAAGTCTAGCACCATAAGGTCTGATGTTAGACACATCCCAAGTGGGAATCTGCCCTGCATAAAGTAAAGATAATAATTCTTTGTAGGATTTAGCCCATCCAATCTTAGAGTCAGCTACCTTAATAACTGTATCAGTAGGAAACAAATCTTCTGGAAGATCTGGTAGCTCATTTATATACTGACGCTCTACGCTAAAGCCAACACCTGTACCACACATGAGTATGTAAAGTGTTTCGTCAAATGCTCTAGGACTATCTACAGCTACATAGCTACAGTTAAATCCTGCTACATTGTCTTTTTGTAAAGCTAGTCCTGCTGACATCAATGCTCTCATACTAGGCATAATGTTTAGATACAACACAGCTTTCTCTAAGTACTTTCTAGTCTCATCAAACTGTGACTTACTTAGGTTATGGTTTTCTTTAAGATGTGTTTCAAAGAAATCAAAGTATCGAGATACTGTTTCGTTCCAAGTTTCTCTACGTTGTTTATCTTCGTTCCATCTAGCGTACCTGCTTAGATGTATAAACTGTTGATAGTTTGTAGGTAGTCCTACATTGTTTTGTTCTGTACTCATATTAAAAATGTCTCTGCGAATTGTGTTGTTAATAATAAAAATATTGTAGAAGATAGCATCAAAAAGATAACAGGCATAAGAGCATCCCATAACTGTACTTCTACTTCTAATGTTCCTTCTGTTCCGTTAAGCATAATCTGAAATACAAGATAAGCAAAACATATTAGGCTTTGTGTTAGAGCTAACCCTGCCATTAATATTGCGATTTTTATATCTGCAGACCATATAAAATAAGAACCTACTACCATTCCAATAAACGGAATCATATATAATAATCTACTTAGCATTTGTTTTCTCCTCTACCCATAAGTGTATAGCTATTATAGCGTAGTGTATAATTTTTAATAAGTCACCTTGATTCTTATAATCTCCAGTAACAGGATCAGGTTTCTTACCATAACGCATAGCATACTTTATAATATTACCCATGCAAAAACCTTCCCCATGTCCTGCATCAATAATCATATCTGTTGCTTGATACTTTCCACTAGCATAATGTTTCTCATATGTTTTATCTACATATCTTTTTATTTGTTCTATTGTATTATCTTCGTTGAATTTATATTCCATTTATTTTAACTCCTTCCTAATATCACTAATATATGCACAAGCTACTTCACAATCTTTCCAACTAGGGTTTCCTTCATTTGGATCAAAAGAAATAGTTTCTGGTTCAAAGTTATTGTCACAATAAATACATAGTAACTCTGTTATATATTCAAGTTTGTCTGTAGGAGTTGGATTTCTTTTAATATATTCACTTGGTCTATAGTTCATTTATTTTAACTCCTCTGGTAAAGTTTCTTCTGAGTACCATGTAAAACCATTAGACTCAGCCCATTCAGCGTGTGTTCTTTTTGTTCCATCTTTTCTTTTCTTTGCGGCAGGCATAGGTGCGTAAGGTTTTTGAAAGACGAACACAAGTTCCATTGTTTTTGGTAAAGACTTTCTAATCCAAACATACTTACTATACTCTGCATGATCCCAGAACCTACCTTTAGCTTCGATAATAATTTTATCTTTTGTAAAGTCTGGTTCATATTTCTTTTCAATAATGTAATCAATCATTTTACCATGATGATTCCAATTACTTAATATACCTTTATGTAAATCATACTCCCACTTACTATCATAACCTTTAGGTAATCCTTTTTCTTTTGGTCGTATCTTTCTAGGTTTTCTTCTAGCCATTCAAATCTTCCAAAGTAAAATCAGGATTACGTTTTAACTTTTTATATATCCATCTTAATGAATAAGCACTAAGCATTATCTTTCTGTTAGCGTAGAAGTGTGTTTGATCTGATAGAAAGTTTTGTAAAGTTTTTCTATTTATCTTAGAAGTATCTTCTCCTTCTGGAACAACAGATCGTAACCAATCTATAAGTAGATCTTTACCACGACTTCTTAATGCTTTTGCTTTTCTTCCGTTCATCTAGTTACTTCCAAAACTTTAGGTGTCTTTACAACCTGAGTTAAATAATTAAATCCTTTTGCATACTTAAATACTCTTAGTCCTTTACCTTCGTTAGAATCTTTGTGACATTCAAACTTATGTCTACAATAAACACAACCTCTAGGAAGTTTCATATTTCCTGATGCTCCATCTGGTATAGGATTATAACATAAATCAGGTGGTGTGTCTACCTTTATTAACTTTTTAACTGATTTTATTTTCTTTTTTATGTCTGGTTTATCAAAAGAATCAGGTCTATATAATGCTATTTCACCTGACTCTTTGTTCATTGCCAAGAAACCCCCTTTGTTTGTACCCATAGAAGCCTCGTAAGCAGCCAACTGAGGGAGATAACCGAAAACATCATCTTCGGCTAGGGTTTTATCTTTAAACTTCTTAAACGCGAAACCAGAAGCTGTCTTGATGTCTACTACTTCACCATCAATTATACAATCCATGTGTCCTTTTATACCTTGAAGAGATACTTCCTTCTGTTCTCCTGTAACTTTATGTTTAGCAAGTTTAATTAACATCAGTAACACTTCTTCAAGCAGGTGTCCGTATAAAAACTTAATAAACACAGATGGTTTTATCTTTTCAGTTTCTTTGTTTTCAGACTTCATTTCAAACCATAGCTGTCGAGTAGGTTTACCTATGTTAGACATACGAAGTGTTGCTGTATCTCTAGGTCTAGGGTTAGCCCAATGATGTAAAACTTTTTTCATTGACTCACCAAACTCATCTATAGTTTTATCGTCAAGGTCTAAAGGTTTACCATCCGATAAAGCAGATAGCTTATCATAGATGTCCTCTACAAGTGTGTCTAGTTTTTTAACTTTAGAAGTTAAAAGTTCCTTGCTTGGCATAAGAACGCTCCTGTATAATTGTTTTATTTTTTCTAACGTGTGGCATATAATCTCTCTCTTCCCATGTTTTAATGCTATGACAGTTTTGACATCGTATTTCACACTTTCTAATTTCATTAAATAAATCTTTTAAATATTCTCTATTCTTAAATTTGTTACGAGTGTTAATTCTACAAACTAACGTACTCATATTAGCTCCGCTTTTCGCAGCATCTAATAGAATAGTTTTGTTTTCTCTTATAACATGATCAAAACAAAGTGCTTTTGGATGTTTGTTGTATCCACAATCAACACATCCTTTGTTAACTTTAAATTTGTTTATTCTACGATACCTTTTATCTCTAATATACTTTCGATATTCAACGCTAGTGAGTTTCACTCCAGTTCCCTCCTGTATCGTATTCACCATCCAAAGGACAGCGTAGTTTAAATACTTCCCCTGCTTCTATAATAGAACTGACTCCAATATCGCCAATAGTTTTAGAGTGTTCTTTAGGTACTTCTAACTGCCATTCATCATGTATGTTAGCTACAAACTTATGCTCTAGTCCTGCTTCTCTTAACTTACTGTCAAAGATAACTAAAGCTTTCTTCATAATGATAGCTCCTGCACCCTGTAATAAAGTATTCAAAGCAGCATGTGCATTACGAATGAATAACTTTCTACCATCTATTCCTTTCAAGTGACCTTTTGCTGACGCTCTTGTAACTCTATCTCTAAGAGATTTAAATGATGGTTTATTATCAAAGAACAGTTGTCTAGCTCTAGAACCATCTCCTTTATTTCCTCCAACCACGCTTCCAAGTTTTTCATCTCCTGCTCCGTACATGAGGGCATAGATGAACGTCTTTGCCTTATCTCTTGATTCAAGTCTAGCAAGTTTTTGATTTGCTGTGTGTATATCTCCGTTGAGAATTTCATTTGTATAGTCCTCGTCATTCATATAGTGTGCTAACATTCTTATTTCTAACCCAGATGCGTCAATACCTAACAACACATTACCTTCATCTACTGTCCAACAAGCACGACATTCCTTACCATAAGGCTGTCTTACGCTCGGAATCTGCGCTGTGTTTGGACTTCGATGCGTCATGCGACCTGTGATAGCTCCATTAGGTATAACAAACCCATGTATTCTATCATCATCTTCGACAGCTTTAACCCACGAATCAATCTGTGCTATACGTTTCTGTAGTAAAAGAAACTCTGCAATCAGACTAGCTTCGTGTATGTGTGTAACTTGTGATAAAGTTTTCTCATCTACAATAGGCTGACCAGTAGGTGTAAATCTATCTGGCTTCCAACCAAAGTCAATCAAGTATTCTCCAATCTGTTTACGACTGCCGAGATTAAAGTCAACTAACTTCTTACGCATGAATGGTTCGTTGTTACCAAACCACAAACAGTTATCATACTCTTCATCAGTAAGACCACGCTTAGATAATGTTCCATCTTTCTTTACATAAGGTGTGACTAACTTATCATCTACCAACTTAGGTTTGAAAGTATTATGTACTTCATCTTCTATCTCTTGTTTTCTTTCTCTAAGTTTTGCCAGTAGAAGTTCAGCAGAATAACTATCAAACTTAAATCCATTCTCTTCTTGCTCTTTCATCAGTCTTGCAACATCATGTTCTAGCTTTATACTATCTTTAGAAAACCCTTTAGCTTCAAACCTCAAGTTCTTGAATACCATAGTGTTTAGCTGTACATCTTTGACGCAATACTTCATCATCTCTGGTGAGTAGTTTAGATAATCTTCAAAGTCTATCTTAGGAAATCTTAACTTATAACCCCAAGCTTCTAAACTATGACCACCTTCTCTGACAGGATTGAAAAGTCTTGACAAGACAAGCGTATCTAATACTTCTATATGTGATAGATCAACTCCTGTAAGTTTCTTTATAACTGGAATATCAAAACCAACTATGTTATGTCCTATCAATCTATCAGCACTAAGCAAAAGTTTACATCCTTCGTCAATCTGATCAGGATTAAATTTAAATATCTCTCCTGTATCAGGATTCTGACAAACGATACACCATATCTTAGTTGCTTTTAGATCATCTGTTTCTATATCAAATACTAAATCCATATTAAAATCCTTCGCTGTTATCGGTGACTTCTATATCATCATTAGAAATCTCAGACAATCTTCCAGTTTCATTATCATAAAGTAGATGTGAAGCTAGTCCAACATCTCCTGTGTACCTAGACTTTAACACACGAACCTTTGTTGTCTGTGACTCTTGATAATCGTCTGACTGTTGGTTACGTTCCAAAGCTAAGACACAATCAGATAGCTGTGCAATACTCTGGCTACCTCTAAGGTGAGATAGGTTTACTTCAATACCATTCTCATGTCCTTTGTTACCATCAATCCTACGCAAGTGTGATACAAGAATAAGACCTGCACCTGTTTCTTCTACTATAGATCTAAGCTTAGTCATAATAGAATCAATGGTGCGTCTTTCATCTCCTTCTGTTGACGCGCTGACAAGCATGTGCAAGTGATCTACCACTACCCATTTACAACCACATCCTACAATCATAAACCTTATCTTAGAAAAGATTTCGTCTAGCTCGTTAGCTCCAAAGTGGGCATGAACCCACACACGATTCTTATTCTCTCCATCATAAAGTATATCAAATAGCTTATCTAATTCTTCTTTAGAATATCTTTCTCTTATCTGATCTATATACAATCTAGAGTTAGCTTCGATAGAAAGAATACCATCAATAGTCCTGCGCCAATCTTCTTCAAGAGCAATGATACCCACGTTGTCATTTGTTTGTTTAATCAACCAATGCTCTATCTCTCTTGTAACGCTAGATTTACCTAGCCCTGTACCCCCTGTAAGGGTTACGAGTTCTCCTTGTCTCATGCCATACAGCTTCTTATTAAGACCTTCGTATGGATAGGGTACACTTTCTTTCTTCTCTCTGTTGTGGAACTTATCTCTCTGCTCTGACACATTGATAACTCCAGACGGAGTATAAGTCTTAGCAGACCACCATGCTTCTGTAAATTCCTTATGCTTGTTCTGTCTAAGCATATCGTTAGGATCTTTACAACCTGTAGGCAATGTCATAATCCTTGCCTTACTAGGTTTGAAAAGTCTTGCTACTTTTTTACTGGCTTCCTTGCCTGCTTTGTCATTATCAAATGCAATGATTACATTTTCAAAATCGTCAAAGAACTCAAGACTTTCTTTGATGTCACGAACTGCACCTTGCGCACCTCGCTTAATCGAAACGACTGCCCACTTGCTACCGAGTAGTTCGTAGGCTGCCATTGCGTCACATTCTCCTTCTGTGATCGTTACATACTTACCGCTTTTAAATAACTGTTGTCCAAATAAACCTGTGTCGTTGTACGAACCTTGTAAAAAGAATCCTTTATCATGTACGTTACGACACTTGGTAGCAGACAACTCATGTCCGTTATAGTATGGATAGAAATGTTTAACTACTTTGCCTTGTATGTCGTGTGATACTTTCACACCATATTTTTTTGCAGTCTCTAGTTTTATCTTTCTATCTGCTAACGCTGAGTAACTCCCTGCTATATCGTTTACTTGTTGGCTTACTGGTTTTGCTGTTACTGTTTCCATATCCTTTCCTTTACATGCATCATCATAGTTCTTAATGAACTCACCACAGCTAAAACACTTAGCTGATCTGTCTTTGTTTATGCCAACAGCATCACTACTGTTACAGTTTTCTAAAGGACAAGGTTGGTGAACAGCTTCCCATTCTTTATCTTCAAACTCTGCCCTCATACCTTTCTCCTTTTAGTTTTCTGATTTAGTTACAACTTCTTCTTCTTCGACTTCCGTTTCGCTTTGTTCTCCTTCTTCATTAATTACACTAACAATCTTATTGGTAAAGAAATTTAAACTTGCCTGAACTTCTTCAATGTCCAGAGTAAGATTAACTTTCTTTTGATTTAATCTTTGAATCCTTCCAAAGATACCTTGTGCTTCTTCGGGTAAATCTTCTACCGAAATCTGCACACCATCAATAGTTATATAAGGTTTTTCATCATGTTCTCCCATAATTAAAACTCCTCGTTATCAGAATCGCCACCATCATAGTCAACAAGCTCGTTAACTTTAACAGCAATCAACTCAGCAAATGTTCCATAAGGACTGCTATATGGTCTTATCTTAACTGTAACATTAGAACCATTACCAATCAAACAATCCAAAGTATTACCATCTGCATCAATAAGTTTAGGTGCTTTGTTTGGCTCACCTGTTTTCTTATTTACCGCAGTCTTACTGAACATGAAAGCAGGTTCATCATACTTAGTGTTACCTGCTCTGTCTTTTGATTGATTAAGACCTGCTCCTTCTAACTCTGTCGCTGTGTCTTGGTCAGTCAATACAGTAATCATGTATTTGTGTGGTTCAAAACGTGTGTTAGGAACTGACACGTTAGCCCACATTGCTTTACCTGTTGCGTACATCATTTTTATTTACCTCTTAGTTACTATAAAAATTAGGTCTGGTTTTTTCTTATCGTAAGCAACCAGATAACTTACTCGCTTTATCAGCGAACAAACAAGATACAAGGAAGGTGATACATGAGGGCAAATATATCTTGTTTGTGATTTGTATCTGTGTATTATACACTATTTCTTTTCTCATGTCCAGTCCTTTTTAAATTATTTTTCAATCGACTCAGCTATTGTTTCGTAAGTAAAAGATTCAAAGTTGTTTAAGTCTAACACACCTTGCTCATACTTATCGCTGATAATATCTTCTGCACTTTCTCCGCTATCTGCTTCAATAGTGAACTCATATTTTTTATTCTCGAACAAACAAACTTTATATTCGTTAGTATTCTTTTTATCTCTAACTCCTTTCAAGCTTGTAAAGTTTATAACATTATCTTTATTATTATTAATCATTATCTTTATCTTCCTTTATAATACTTATAAGATTATACCACAAATAGAATTTATTTTCAACTACTAAAATCTAATTCGTTTATTCCGTTTACTCCGTCTCTAAGTTTTTCCAAACTTTCAACTTGTGTTCGGTCTTTGTTAGGTGTATAAGCATCAATGAACAGTCCAAAGTTTTCACTATCTAAACGTTCATCAAAGTCTTTAAGTATCCCTTCTAAGTTTTTAATATCCATAGTGTTTCCTTTACTATTATCCTACCCAAAAAGATATATCAGCACTATCATCAAACTGAATCCACTTCTTTTTGTATGTAGTTTTATCCCAATCTACTTCACGAAAGCCGTGTTCATCTTTAACTTCTTTTCCGTTCTTGTGTTTCTTGTAAGCAAGAACTCGTTCTCGGTATTCAATACTAGGATAATCATGCGGACTTATATCTTCCAAGTCTATATCCATACCTAGTTTCTCTTTAACAAGAAGCTGTATTGCTTCCTGTATCTCGTAGTAATCAAATGTTAATTGCATTATCCAAACTCCTTCGCTATCTTCTCAATGATAGCATCAATGTTTTCTACTGCATCTTTAGGCAGCAAAGATATAGCAATTCTGTTAGCTATCTTTTCTTTCAACTCCCATTGATTTATACCTGTCTGAGTAGACAATACTCCGCTCCATCTGTCGTACTTTAATTCAAAGTCACGGACTGAGTTGTAATGTTCCACTCCTCTATGAACTTTAGTAGATAATTCATCTCTTTGTTCTTTTAAGATTTCTATCTGCTTGTCAAAAGACTTAACCTCATTAGCTGTTGACAGTAAATCTCTGTACTCTTTACAGTTCTTAACTGCGTCAAATGCTTTAGATGTTTTATCTTTGGTTACTTTATCAAAGATACTTTCAACGATTGCATCTTGTTCAAACTTTCTTATTTGTGTTGCCATGTTACTTTCCTCTCTTTGTTGTTTAAAAAATGTGGTAGTTTTTTAGTTCCGAAGATGACTACCAACTCCTCCAACAGCAACATAACTATCGGTTTTTATAGTGCCTGTCAACACTAGCATGTGCGCTTTTATAGTCATCTAACAACCCATGCATTAAACTGTTAGGGAGACTTTTGTGTTACGACTTAGGTATAAAGCACAAGTACTGTCTACCAAAGTTAAACACTCGACCTCTACCTGTAAGGTAAGAGCCAAACTTACTAAAAGTTCTAGTGTTTGTCGCAACTCTGAACTTCCATCCCATCACGTTGAAGTGATAGAACTTCTTGTTTGCTGTACCATCAAATATTCTAACCATTTTGTATCTCCTTCTATAGTTTGTAGTTTCATAGGCAACTACAATTAGCCTTCATAAACTAGTGTAATTTTTCTTTGTCAATCTCTAACATGTCTAGTGCTTCTTGCTCTGCTTCCGCAAGACCTGCTATCAATCCTCCTGTTTCCTCTGCAGATAGGGGGTTCAACAATCTTGATATTAATATACAAACTATCTGCTTGATTGTTGCTTCATCACATGTTGTCTCTATATCTTTAACATGATCTATAATCTTTTTAACTTCTTTATATTTGCTCATTCCTACGCTCCATTTGATATATTCTCCAATCTCTTAAAGCAAGTTCGATTGCTTTCTCTTTAGAGCTTACAAAGTACCAGTCTTTAAATCCTCTAGGAAATTTTAATCCTTTTACCTTTACAATAAAAGCTCTTGGAACTCCGTTATCTTTTGCTGTCTTTGCAATTTTAATTCTCATGCTTGAAAACCCCATACTTTTTCTCATAGTATTTATCTTTAATAAAATCTTTATACTCTTCGTAGTATTCTCTAGCTGAAGCAAAGATAGGCTGACCATGCTCGCTTCTTTCATGGCAGTTAGCTATGTATAAATCA